GTCATTGGAATGACGAAATGTTACGTGAAGTCTTAGGTGAAGACTACGAAATGGTCAAAAAATCGGGATAGCAACCCCGTAAAAAGTTCTGTTTACCCATTTAGGAGAAACAGATGGCACAAAGTCCCAATCCAGACACAAATCCTTCAATGATGAAGGCAGATTTTGGCACAATTTGCTTAATTACTGACCCAAAATCCGATGTATACCTGAAAAAACTAAGTAACAAGGTTAACAATCCCCCCGAAGATCGTCTTTCACGGCCTTGTGGAGGTAAAGGGGGGTTTGATGACTTTGTAGAACGTTGGCATTAGTGATATAAATATTTAAAAAACTTGTATCCATGAGAACTAGTCAAGAAATAGATGGACTTTTTACAAAAGTCAAAAGATCTTTCGTAGATTTAGATATTTCTTTGGCTAAAAATCCAATTACCGATGATGCAATCACTTTGAAAAATGAAAAAGCAGTTACTCAAGCTATCAAAAATATAATTTTAACCAAATTTGGTGAAAAATTAATGGATCCTTCAATTGGTTGTGATGTTCATAGTATGTTATTTGAGCCTCTTGATGTTTTCTCTGCTATGGAGATCCAAAGTAAAATTGAAGCTGCAATTGCAAATTATGAACCCAGAATTCAAATAATATCGGTAGAAGTTAAAACAATAGATAATGAACTTGGAGAGATTTTAATTGATTTAGTTTTTAGAATTGTCGGTGAACCTAATATTATAGAACAAACATTTCTTATAGAGAGGCCGTCTAGCTAATGAGACCTTCAAACCTTACTACATTAGATTTTGCTGAAATTAGAGATTCTATTAAGTCCTACATGAGAACTAGGCCAGAATTTACTGATTACGATTTTGACGGATCGACGTTATCTTATTTACTGGACGTTTTAGCGTATAATACTTACTATTCATCGTTCAATGCAAACATGGCATTGAACGAAGTGTTCCTTGAAACTGCAACTCTCAGAGATAATATTGTTAGTATTGCAAGAATGCTGAATTATCTTCCAAGATCTGCCAAAGCTGCTTGGGGATGCGTTAGTATGGCTGTACAAACAGATTTGTTAGTAACAGGAAATTTTCCCACACATATTACTCTTAAGAAAGGTCAAATAGCCACAGGTAGTATCAATAATAAAGGTTATACTTTTTCAATTATTCAAGACAAAATTGCAGAAGTTGATAAAATAACTGGTATAGCACAATTAGGTCCATTTAAAGTATATGAGGGCAATCTTTTAAGCTACATTTATACTGTAGATACTACAATTGACCAAAAGTTCATTATTCCAAATGAAAACGTAGATATTGATACATTACAGGTTTATGTAAAACCAAACGCTCAATCAACAACAGTTGATAGATATAGTTTAGTATCAAATATTACAACTGTGGATGCATCTTCTAGATCATTTTTTATAAGTGAGTATGAAGATAGAAGATATGAAGTTACTTTTGGCGATGGTATCATTGGAAAAGCTTTAGAAGATGGAAATGTTATTATTTTTGAATATATCAAAACAAATGGTGTTGAAGGCAATAATATCAAGAAGATGGCATTCTCTGGAATTGTTTTTGATATTGAAAATAATGAAATTGATTCAGGTAAAGTAGAGTTTACATTAGATGGTAAAACACAGTTAGGTGATAAACCAGAAACAATCAAATCAATTAAATTTAATGCACCTAGATTCTATTCAGCACAAAATCGAGCTGTTACAGTTAAAGATTATGAAAATATCATCAAAACTATCTACCCAAATGCCAGATATGTAATGGCAACTGGTGGAGAGAGCTTAAATCCTCCAATTTACGGAAAAGTTTACGTATCAGTAAAAACAAAGAATAATACAAAGTTAAATAATCTTACCAAAAAACAAATCATTGATGATCTAAGACCATATACAATGGCTTCTATTGAGATTGTGGTTACAGATCCAGAGGAAATCTATGTAGAATTGAACGTACTTGTAGTAGCAGATCTATTCCAAACTGTAGATGGTGTTTCTACGGGTACGCAGACAACTCCAGATAATGTTGCATTACCTGTCGGGTCAAATGATTTAATTAAGGCAAAAACTATCTTTGCAATTAAGAAATTTGCTCTGTTTGAAGATTTGGGTAATTTCAACAAAACTCTATCTACATCAAAGCTACAAAAAGAAATTTTACAATCAGATCCTGCTATTGTTGACGTACTATTGCAAGTAACAGTTTACAAGTTATTAGCATATCCAGAAGAAGAAAATAGAGGAAAACCAATAACTTGGGATTTAAATTTTGGTATTGCTTTTGATTGCTCTTGCTCAACATCTCCAGGTGATGTTGTAAAAACTAGCGGATTCTATACTGCAGAATATCCTGACAAGTTGCAATTTATGGAAGATGATGGACTTGGCAAACTAAGAAGTTATTATATAGAAAATAATAAAAAGATATACACAAACTTTTTTGTGGGTCAATATGATTGTGATACTGGAATTGTTAGAGTCGGTCCTATATCTCCTGTTGGGGAAGCAGAATATATTCAACTTGGTATAAAACCCAAAAACCCTGCAAATATTGCTCCTGGAGAAGTTACTGGAAAACTTCTAGCTCGTTCAAATGTGATTCCTGGCCGAGCCACCGCATCACCAACATTATCATCTGGTTCTACTGTTGGACAATCAGTTCTTCAAACTGATTTGTTAACAGTTAGCACTGGATCATCAGATCCATACAAAAAAACCAGCCCTGGTACAAAAATTGTACCAAGTACTGTAAGCGAAGGATTTGCTGCAAGTGAGATTGTTTCTCCAACAATTTCAGCATCAGGATCTCAAGCATCGCTAGGATTTATAACTCCAAATCAACCTATATCAATCAATGGCGCTATTGTTAGTTCATCTTCCATCGTATCTACAACCATAGGTGGTGTTACCACATCAGGTGCAGGCGCTGGAGGGACGCCCATAGCGCCAGGGGCCCCTCCTGCAGCCGCCCCGATCACTCCGAGCGCAACACCGACCGCAGCAAGCACTGGAGGTGCTACAGGGCCAGGCCTAACAGCTCCTGGTGCTATTGTATCTTCTGGAGCAGCACCAATATTGTCATCTCTCACTACTCCTGGATCTGCTGGAGCACCAGGAACTGTCATTATTATGGGTCCTCCAACAGTTACTATTGTTCCTCCAGGATCACCAGCAATTCCAGCATTTACACCAGGCGGAGTTGTAGCAGTACCTGCTGCTACAATTTCTACTACGCCTGCTCCATTAATTGTACCTGTTGCAGATGCTCTAGGGTCCCTTCCTGCAACTTGCTTCACCTAACATTGTTAAATAGATATACGGAGACATATTACTAATATGCAGAACGAGAATCAAGTATCACTGTCAGTAGCAAATCAATTACCTGATTTTATCAGAGAGGAATATCCAAAGTTTGAGAAATTTCTTAGTGCATATTATGGTTCCGTAGAAAGAGGTGGTGGATCTGTTGGTATTCTAAACAATTTAGATTCATATTTTAATCTATCAAAGTATGATTTGAAAAAACTTGCGGGAAGAACTCGCATTCTTGGAGATATTACTAGTACCACAAAAAACATTCAAGTAGAATCTACAGACCCACTTCCTGATGAAAATGGGACAGTTTTAATTGGTGATGAAGTAATTTACTATGAATCAGTCAGAAAATCTCCAAACGTTGTTTTAACACCTGATATTTCATACGCTGAATTTAAGCAAAAAGAAATTACACTAGCAAATCCATATGCACAATTTAATGGAACTAATTTTGAGTTTGATCTAAAAGCAAATAACGAGCCCGTATTTCCACCATCACCTCATCATTTAATTGTAAAGGTATACAACGAATTTTTAAGGCCTGGTATCGACTTTGTTGTGTTGGGTTCAAAAATTAGATTTGTTACAAATGGAATCACTCCAGCTCCACCCAGAGCATTCAACCCCATTTTGTTTGGAGATAGTGCTACAGATATTTCTATTAAATTTCTTAAGGGATTTTTAGAATCTGAAATTACACCATTTGATACAATTGCTCCTGTTAATCTAACATTAGATCCAGAAAGATTTGATTTCCCGCTGAAAATTAATAATGTTGCCTTTGAACCATCATCCACAAGTTTAGTAGTTGCTGTTGTTGATAAGAAACTATTAACTCCAAATGTAGACTATTCGATCTATCGTAGTACAATACTTTTTAAAAAATGTCCTTTACAATCTGTATATGTTGCATTTATCAATGCCCCACTGTTGTCAGTTGGAAAAAATGCTAAAGGATTTAGTGTTGTTAATGATGATGGTCAAGTAGAAAAAATATTAGTCGCATCTGGTGGTTCTGGATATAATATTGACAATTCACCAAAAGTTTCATTAGTTAAAGGGTCTGGTATAAATGCGACTGCAAAAGTTTTAGTTAATGGAGTTAAGTCTGTAAGTTTGCTAGATCCTGGTAAAGGTTATTCTAAACAAAATCCACCAGCATTGCTTATCCAAACACCAACAACGGAAGCAGGAATATTGGCTAGGGGATCTGTAACTGTCAATGATGCAGGACATGTTGAAACAGTATCAATTGATTATAGTGGCGCAGGATATGATTTTGTACCTAGACTTCAGTTTGTAAATCCATCAGGGGCAAAAATCGGTAATGTTAATGTATCCAGTACTGGTAGAATTTTAGGTGTATCGGTTCTTTCAGGTGGAACTGGTTATACTACTGCACCAAGAATCTATATTGATGATCCAGTCGATCCTAATGGTATTCAGGCTGTACTTGTAGGTAATCTAGGAACAGGGGATAATAAAGGCAAATTAGTTTCAATTACTGTTGCAGCACAAGGAAAGGGTTATTCTCAATCTAACTTACCTAGAGTTGCGGTTGTCGAACCAACTGGTGCTCAAATTTTAGATGTTGAAGTAGATCTATCAGGAAGAGTAATCAACATCGAACTATTAAGTGGTGGATTTGGATATGAAGATGTACCTAGTGTTTATATCGTAGACGACAGATTAGATGGAGCGGGAAATCCTGCGGGAGGTGTTGGGGCAACTGCTGTTGCAACTATCTTTAATGGTGAAATTATTGACATCAACATCACTAATTTTGGTGAAGGATATTCAATTCAGTTTCCCCCTAGGGTTTTTATTGCCGATCCTCCAGGTGCAAAAGCGTCTTGTAGTGTTGGTGAAGGAGAAATCACAGGATTTGAAATTATTGAACCAGGGAAAGATTATACAAAATCAGAACTTGTCGGTTGTAGCAGAGGTGTTAGTGGTATTGTAGCTTATGATGCCGATGAAAATGCAGAATTTAAATCAGAAAGTGAATCTATAGCTGCAGCCCATACTAATAAATCTTCAGTTGTTGGATTGGATGCCCTATTCTTCCGTAAAGTATTAGACAGATTAACTAAGCAATATTTACCTGGACTGCCAAAATTAGATCCTGAAATTGTTAATATACCAAATACTCTTAGAACTGTAAAAGATTTTTACGCTTCTAAAGGAACAGCTCAGGCAATCTCATATTTGTTCAAAATTCTTTATGGGGTACAAATTGATATCTCATATCCAAAAGATCAAATTATAAAACCATCTGCTGCCCAATGGGAGGTAGATACTATTCTTCGTGCAAAATTAATTTCTGGAAATCCTCAAAATCTAAAAGATACCTCGATAATCCAAGAAGCAGATGCTGTAGATTTTAATGTTAAAGCAGCTTCTGCTAATGTAGAAAATTTCATTGCTATTCAAACAGCATCATATGATGTTTATGAATTAGTTTTGTCGGAAGAATCTATTGTTGGGAAATTTATAGTTCCATACGCAACAAAACTTGCAGAACCAGTTGACAGCGAAACTTCTATTATCACAGTAGACTCAACTATTGGTTGGCCAGAAAGAAATGGTGAGATAGTAATTGGAACGGAGCTTGTCAGATATAAGGAAAAATCTTTAACTCAATTCATCGAATGCACTAGAGGATTAAATCAAAATCCACAATCATGGGACTCTGCTACTGAAATTACATCTAATTTTTATATTAAAGCAAATCCCAATACTTCAAATGAAGTAGTAATGTCAGTACTAGGTATTGTTGAGTCCAATGAGACTAGATTGACTGATGAAAGTAGTTATTACTTACCTGGAGATAAATTAACTATTTCGAAGTTAGGATCATTAGATGACACAGCTCTTGTTAATTCCTGGTTGTATAACGTTAAAAAACTAATTGAAGTTACCAGTATAACTGCGGGCGGTGTTAACAATCAAACTGCAACTGTGGTATGCAGTAACCCCCATGGTCTTCTAGTTGGAGATCAAGTAACTGTATACGGTGCAAACCCAATTGTTTATAATGGAACTTTCTTAGTAACAGCCAGAGAATCTGGTCTGATCTTTAAATACGAATTACCCCAACCAGCAACTTCGTCTCCTGTTGGAAATATTTTAATATCCGTTGACCTAAACAAAGGTAAGAGTGATACTCCATCAATTAACTCTGCAATTACAAATTTTGCAACCAATGTCCAAAACTCCTTCTTTAATGAGAAGTATGTTTATGTTGCAGCCTCAGGTATTCCAAACTATAAAGTTGGACCATTTTTAGGCACTTCATTACTACCAGGTAATCAAAGAAAATTATATAGATTTCCTAGAATT